AGGATTCATAGAAACCTTTTTGTCCATTATGATATGGAAACGGTCTCTGTTGTTTAGGTTCATGGGTGAGAAAGGGTCTGCTACTGCTAGGATATCAGTAGCTGCTGGTGCTGAGCCTGAGTTTGTTTGTGTGTCGTATACTACGATGAATCTGACGAAGTCACCTTGAGCAGCAGAGCCTGCTGAGGTATAAAGTCCAGAGTTCCATAGGATTGATTTGATAATTGTTTTACGTCCTATGCGTTGTGTATAGTCTGTTCCTTGAGATACTCCGTTTAAGAGTGTTACTACACCTGTTGAAGAACCTGCTTGGGTGAGTATTTCTGTGTCAATGAACTTTAGTTCTCGTCCTGTGTTAGGCCCTCTTCTTCCGAACTGGGAGTAGTTACCGTAGAATCCTCCTGTTCTAGGCAATCCAGAAAGACCTGATGATCTTGCTCTAATAACGTGAGCCGCTTTTCTAAGCGCTGTAGATGCTGCATAAACTCTTCGTGCAGCTGAGGGTTTTGGTTTTCCATATTTAACCATGGAGATTGAGTGTCTGTTCTTTTAAGAATCTTGTTCTTTTTACTTTCTTTTGTTGAAGTGAAGGACATTTAAGTGGATATTTAAGTGGAAGTAGCGGGTATTTATATTATGGGTCGGATAATTTAGTGGAACAATTTCTAAGAAAAAAAATAATATACACAATTAGCCCCAAGGTTACCATGGTTACTATGTACATTAACCTACGTAAGCCGCCCCCAGCACCGCAGGTAGTAAATATGTATATCTCGTATCTTTATAAGTATATAGAATAGAGTCCCCTTGTGCATATTATGGGTGTTCTCGAGCTAATTATTGTGTTAGGGTCTTGGTCAACTTAGAATAAATCTCGGGGTTAGGGTTAGGGTTAGCCCTCGCAATCCATTCTTTGAATAACCAGGGTCACGTGTTAGCAAAAATAGCCGCCCCTCGCTGCCTGGTTAGGGTCTTGGGTTAAATAGAGGATCCGAGGAGCGCTTTAATATTACTGCGCTCCTCGTCTCCTCGTCTCACAATGTCTAAAAATTATTGGTCTAGTGAAGAAGAAATAATAGAAGAAGAATGTATAGGAAACCTGCCAAGCCCAAGTGTCGAGCTGCCTGGGTCGCCGCCCGTGCCAGAACAAGAAAGCCCCACCGACAAAGTTCCGCCAGAGGTGGGGGTAAAGGAAAAGAAGTTTCGCATGCAATGCAAGAACTTTTTCCTGACTTTCCCTCAGTGCCCAACGACAAAGGAAGTGGCACAAGAAAGAATAAAAGCCAAGTGGCCAGAGTGCCGGAGCTTAGTCTGTCAAGAGGAACATAAAGATGGAAATAACCATCTTCATATATTGTTGCAATTTGATGAAAAATTATCTGTATCAAAAAGTGATTACTTTGATTTTATTGGTGGTCAACATGGAAAGTATGAGCCTGCAAGGAACATACGTAAGTCTGTGGAATATATAACGAAGAAAGGAGATTATGTTTCTAATCGTATTGATGTAGAAAATATATTGGCTAAGAAGGCTTCTAAACATGATGATGTTGCAAAAGCATTGATTGAAGGTAAAAGTTGTTTTGATATTATGGATACTAGTCCTGGATTTTATATGATGCATAAAAGGAAGTTGGAAGACTTTGAAAGTACTGTGTTACTTAGAAATGCAAAGAAAGAAAAGAAGACATGGGTTGAATTTTCAGAAGAAAAGTTAAGTGGTATGTCTTCTACAGAAAAACAAATAGCATTATGGTTAAATAAAAATTTATTTAAACAGAGGGAGTTCAAGCAGAAACAGCTGTATATATATGGCCCGAAGAACAAGGGGAAGAGTTCGCTTATAACAGCTTTAGAGAACTTCGCTATGGTTTATTGGATGCCAGGGTCAGAGGACTTTTACGATCAGTACCACGACAATTTGTACGATTTGATAGTGTTGGACGAATTCCGAGCTCAGAAGACAATTCAGTGCTTGAATTTGTGGTTGCAAGGCTCAACGATGCCGTTGAGAAAGAAAGGGTCGCAAGGTCTAAAGAAAAAGAATTTGCCGATGATTATTCTCAGCAATTATTCGTTAGAAGAATGTTATTCGAAAACTTCGGAGAAGGAGAGGGAGAGTGGGAATACTGATAAGTTAGATACTTTAAGGTGTAGACTAGAAATAGTTGAAGTTGAAAACTTTATTAATATTTTTAAATAAAAAAATATTTTAAGAATCAAAAAATCTAAAACGGAAGTAAGAGTCATGAACTGATAAACCGTTAGTTTTGGCTATGAATAATAACCAAATGGCTCCTGTTTGAATGGAGCCTACTGTACCTCCTGTACCTGAGAAAATGACTTCTTTGTGACATTTTTTATAGGCTTTAAGGTATTTACATACAGGTGCTCCAGCTGTAAGTGCTCCTGCTGTATAAGCACTAGGATTCATAGAAACCTTTTTGTCCATTATGATATGGAAACGGTCTCTGTTGTTTAGGTTCATGGGTGAGAAAGGGTCTGCTACTGCTAGGATATCAGT